TCCGAGCTTATTGATGCGGCCGAGGATCCAATTTTTGACAATTGTTCCTTTACGATTGACAATAAAACAGCCGCAATAATCATGATAATTATTAAAACGGCAGTATTAATCAGCCTGGTCGCGATGATTATTTTTTCATGAGTAATTGATTTTTTGGTTTTAATAATTTGTTTTATTATTTTGTTCATCATATCAGTGCCCTCCTGGAGAAAGACAGCAGTCTGGGAGCGTTTACCATGGTATAATCGGGATGCATTTTTTTAAATTGCTTGTCAGCCTCAATAAAATTATACGCCCTGATCTGTTCTGTTATCGTGTCCCATGAAAAAGACTCGACCCCTTGCTCCGGCTTTTTTCCTGTAATTTCATAGGTATTCATGATCGCGCCTCCTCGACTGATTTTACCGTCCGACCGTAAATCCTGTTAGTCCGACAATTATTAAATTGATCGATCGCGTCCTCTTGTGATATGGCCCACTCGACGAGCCTGATATTTTTCTGTATTTTCCCCGAGCCCCCCAGGGAGCCCTCATTACAGACAATAATAAATTTTTTCATCTGGCTCATGCGATCCTCTCGCCGTTCATATATACCCGAAGCACACCGTTTCGCGATATGAGCTTCGGAATTCCGTCGAACAGCCTTTTCCTCCTGAGCTTATTTGTCGCCCCCACCCTGGCGTTAAAACATAATCGGCATTCATGGCCATTACCTGACCACTCCCCCAGGTGCTCGATTGTCCTGTTGCATCTCGTACAAATCATCCGATATACCGCTTGAGGCCCTCGAATCCGTTTTTTTCTTCTGCCTCCAGGGCGTCGATTAAATAATCGGGGACCGTTTTCCCGATATCAATCCCGCGCTCCTGCATCTGTTTTGACATGGCCCTGTATCTCAAATAAACTTCTTCTTTCATGGTTGGCAAAACTATCTGGAATCTTCTCCGCGCTTCCTTTATTGGCTTCATCATGTTTTCTCCTGTTAATTTTTATTGCGTCCGATGTAAATCGGGACATCATGTCATAAATGTCTGAGCAGCGACTCGATGTCAGATCTTTTATCTTGATCCTTTTCTTTTTTAATCCGATTGATTAATGTGTTTTTGATATTTTGCGCCGCCTCGCTGGCGGTTATTTCGTATGTATGCATTAAATACCTCGTTGATTATTTATTATATTATGTAAATTATCATTGCTATTTTGCATTGTCAACAACTTTTTTAACAAAAAAAGTAAAATATTTTTTGCATTTTTGTTGATCCAGAAAATATAAACTGTCTGTTGATGCCCTCGAGCTCGCCCGAAAAATTGACGGGCTTTCCGAGGAAAAGAAAATCAGATTAATCGAGCAAGATTATATATCGTCTGGGCATATTTATCATGATCGATCGTGTCATAATAGGACCCCTGACGCCCGAATGTCGCCCACCACTGATCCGATGATAAATTTTTAAAACGCTCCAGCGCCGACGGCTCGAGCTTTATTAAATCGCGGCTCATGGGGTAAATATATAAAAACATTCTTTATTAAGCAAGTAAAAAAGCGTTACAAAAATTACAGCCTGTTACATGGTTGTTACAAAAAATATGACGATACTTTTTAACTTTTGTACATGTTTTTTATGTACACTGTATTTTAAATGTTTACTTATACTCTCTTTATATATATAAATATTATATTATGTATATATATTATATATATAAAATAAAATAGTGTTACAAAACGGGGGGGATATATATATATAAAAAAATCGAAATACTAATTATCAACACACCATACCATCTCTATATATATAAGGGGGGGTGTTTTTTCCTAAAATATGATTTTGGCGATTACAGCCGATTACAGCCGATTACAGCCGATTATCCTGTAATATAGGTGTAACGGCGATGTAACAAGCGTTACGAATTAATATATATTAAAATATCATATCAATATCTATGTTTTTCTTCGTTTTTCATATAGATTTAATTTTTAGTTGACACACATGTTAATTTTAATTGACAATGTTAATATTATTTGCATATACTTAAACAGAGGACATCATGGCATTATCAGAAACCGTTGACATATCACGCCTCGGTGAAAAGCTCTACCAGGCGACCGACTCCATGGTATTCGCCGGCGTCGTCGCTTTAACCCGTACCGCGAAACACGCCCAGAGAGCCGTCCAGGATAATCTCCCTGAAGTATTTAATATCCGTAATAAATGGACCGTACAGGGAATCAGGATCACCCCCGCCACCCGGGAAAAACAGGAGGCCGAGGTCTACTCTAAAGACTGGTATATGCCCGTCCATGAATCAGGCGGACAGCGGTCTACATCTCGAGGATTCTGGATTCCTGTCGGGATCCGCGCCGCCCTGGGGATATCAAAAAAAGAACTTATCCCTCAATATGCCCGGCCTAAGAATCTATTAAAGGGCAAGCGGAAAATCGGGAGTGCTAATCCACAGACACCATTTTATCAAACAATAAAATCAATTACTGGCTTATGGACTAGGGATGGAGAAACCCAGTATCCTCTCCACCTGTTATATAAATATCAAACAGATAATATTAATATCCCTCAGCGTAAATGGTTCTGGTATGAAGTAGAGGCAGCATATGATAAATACATCGAGCTTGAATATAATGCGGCGCTCCTCGAGGCATGGGCCAAATAAAAAATAAATGTTGCCGCCCAGGAAAATAAAATATTTTTGCAGGCGGGTACACTCCTATTGGCATTGATGATAAATAAAATCCACATAAATGAGTTAATTTTTGAAGAAAAACGCGGGTCCTCTCTGGATGAAAAGCTCCGCCGGCAGTGCCGCGAGTTCGCAATTTTCCTAGGCATAGAACATATTAAGCAATTTTGCATAAACTTAAATACTAAACAATATGATCTGCTGTAATTGTAAAAAAGATAAACTACCCGAAGAATTCGCAATTGATAAAACAAATAATCGCGGCCGATCCCACACGTGTAAAAATTGCAAAGCAGAATATAAAAAAGAATATAGAAAGCGTGAACATGTTTTAATGAAACAAAAAATACATTCAAAAAATTATCATGAGAAGATAAAAGAAAATAATAAGTATAAAATATTAAAAAGAAAATTAGACAGATTACAACACCGCATCGAGCAAGCTCACAGAAAAAATATTCAAGATACCATCAATCAATTTCATAAATATTATAATTGGCCGCTTGTGTATAGGCAGTGTAATAAATGCGGCAAGATAAAAAACATAGATCAGTTTGAAAAAGATCGTATCAGAAAAGACGGGACACAACGATATCGAACACAATGCAAACAGTGCGAATTGCCGATTCATTTGAAAGCAGTAAAAAAATTAAAACAGACCGAACATTATAAGCAATGGAATAAAATATATTCGCAACAACCTCATAGAAAATATGATTTTAAATTAAGAGTTATAAAAAGACGAGAATTATCAAGGGCCATCGGTGAGACTCGCCTTGGGGTTAATGACATATTATTTATATATAATCAGTTTAATAATAAATGTTTCCGGTGCGGTTCGGATATCAAATTAAATATTGATCATCATTACCCGTTATCAAAAGGGAATCCCCTAACAAGAAATAATGCCGTTTTACTTTGCCGGAAATGCAACAATCTAAAATACAATAAAGATCCAGAGGAGTTTTATTCATTCCTTCAGATTTTGGAATTAACAATAATTTATAATAAAACATTCAAGGTATGATTTTATGGAATGGAAAGCCACCGACCTCGCGGTCCATCTGGGTCTCAGCTCGAACAGGATCCATCAGCTCGCGAATGATGGAATTTTTAAACGCATTGACGGAAAGAAAACATTCGATTCTGTCCAGTGCGTAAATGCCTACATTGAAAACCTCAAGGGTAAAACAAAATCGGCAGTCGAGGAGAAGGCCCGACTTGATAAGCTCAGGGCCGATAAGGTCGAAATGGAAATCGCCATCACAAAGGGCGAGCACATCCCGGCAGAGACGGCGACCGAGGCATGGTCGAAAATAATTCAGGCGATGCGGTCCCGCATCCTGGCGATGCCGACGAAAGCCGCTCCCCTTCTGGTCGGGACAAAGTCAGCCGGCGAGGCCCAGGATATCTTGCAGCGCCTGACGAATGAGGTACTCCGCGAGCTGTCGAGTCCTGATCTCGTCGATGTCGCTCTCGGGATTCAGACAGAGAAACAGAAACGAAACAGGAAGCGTCGAAAATAGTGACCGACGATCTCATTAAAATATCAGATGCCATTAAACAGGCGACATCGACAGCGGCACCCCCTCCTCTCCTCAAGGTTTCAGAATGGGCCGACAAAAATCGAGTCCTGTCTCGCGAGTCGTCGGCGGAGCCCGGGCAATGGATGACCGAGCGGGCTGAATATCAGCGCGGCATCATGGACGCCGTGAATGATCCCGCGGTTGAGGATATCGTCGTCATGAGCTCGGCCCAGATCGGAAAGACAGAGATCCTAGGAAATGTTATCGGGTATTTTATCGACCAGGATCCCTCCCCGTTGATGGTTGTACAGCCGACGCTTGAGATGGCCCAGGCATGGTCGAAAGACCGGCTCGCCCCCATGATTCGAGATACGCCGGCGCTCCATGGGAAGGTCAAGGACGCCAGGTCCCGGGACAGTGAAAACACGATTCTCCATAAGGTTTTTCCCGGCGGCAACCTGACAATTTCCGGGGCGAATTCCCCGGCGACGCTCGCCGGCAGGCCGAAGCGGGTCGTGGTCGGGGATGAGGTCGACCGATTCCCGCCGTCTGCCGGATCCGAAGGGGACCCCGTCTCTCTGTTATTCAAGAGGACGACGGCCTTCTGGAATAGAAAACGGATTTTATTTTCTACGCCGACGAATCAGAATTCAAGAATATTAAGGGCATTCCAGGAAACCGATCAGCGATATTATTTTGTCCCATGTCCGAAATGCGGGGAATATCAGCGGCTCCAGTGGAGAGATAAAACCACCGGGAGGCAATTCGTAAAATGGGAAACCGACAAAAAGACCGGGAGGCATTATCCCGATTCGGCATATTATGAATGTGCTCATTGTTCCGCGCACCTGAAAGATGCCGATATTATCTGGATGGTCAGACGGGGGGAATGGCGGGCGACGATGCCATTCCGCGGGAAGGCTGGTTTTTCTCTGAATGAAATATATTCTCCCTGGGTCAAATTGAAAGAAACGGTCGAGAATTTTCTCGACGCGAAAAAGGATGTCGAACAGCTCAAGGTCTGGATCAATACAGCCCTGGGCGAAATATTTGAGGAAAAGGGAGACGCCCCGGAATGGGAGCGCCTGTTTATGAAGCGCGAGCGGTATGAAATCGGGAGGATCCCGGCAGGGGGCCTGCTCCTGGTCGCCGGCGCCGATGTCCAGAAGGACCGGATCGAGGTCGAGATCGTCGCTTTCGGACGCGGGCGCCAGTCCTGGTCGATTGATTATAGAATTATATCGGGAGACGTTTCCGGCGGTGAGCCATTCCGGCGGCTTGACGAATTATTAAACGAGCGATTCCCCCATGAGCTCGGCGGATCGGCCATGATTAGAATGCTCGCGATTGACTCCGGATATAACACCCAGGACGTTTACAACTGGGTCAGAAAGTATCCGCCGAATCGGGTCATGGCAATCAAGGGCCAGCATTCCTTAAATGCCGTCCTCGGGATGCCCCGCCTGGTCGATATTCAGATTGACGGGAAAAAATATGAGCGGGGTATGAAATATTGGCCGGTTGGCGTTTCCATTTTAAAGACAGAGCTTTATGGATTGCTTCGGCTTGACCGTAATCCGGATGGTTCATATCCCGACGGCTTCTGCCATTTCCCCGAATATGACGAGGAATATTTCAGAGGGCTCACGGCCGAGGAGATGGTTGTCATCGGCCGGCGTTTCGAATGGAAAAAGATCAGAGATCGAAACGAGCCGCTGGATGCTCGAAATTATGCCCGGGCTGCATCGATCGCCTGTCAAATTGATCGTTATACCGAGGACTCCTGGCGGGCCCTCGAGAATGAAATGAGGGCGATCCCCATCGCGCCGAAGGTAGCCGCAAAGCCATCACAGAAAAAGAGCCATGTTTTGTCCCGGGGTATTCAAATTTAACATGTTATTATTTTTTGCATAGCGAGCAAATTATAATTGATTTTTTGTCATCTCGATATGTATTATGTCGCCATGGCATCCCTATCGGAAGAACAAGCATTTTTAACAGCACTCAAGGCGGCATATACTGCCGCCATATCAGGAAAGGAATATACCATCACGACGGGCGGGAATTCCCGTAAATTTTCTCGGCAGAATCTTGATGATCTCAGGAAAGAAATGGAAAACTGTGAGGAACGAATCGCCAAAATTACAGCCGGGACCCGCGGGATCCCGGTTAAATTCATAACGACACATAATTAACATGAGCAAAAAGAAACGGAATAAAAATCATTCAATTAGCTCGGCGACCCAGGGACAGCCCCAGGGCCAGACGGCGCCGACCGTCAGACATCGCCGGCAGGGGATGAACCCCGTCTCGTTAATCAATTTTTTTTATGGCGGAGGCGGGGCTTATGAGGCCGCGGGCATAGGCCGCGTTTTTAAAAATTGGCAATACAGCCAGGGAGTCGCCGACGCCGAGATTCTCGGCGATCTCGCGACTCTCCGCGAGCGATCCCGGGATCTTTACCGTAATAATTCAATAGGCCGCGGTGTCATCGGGACGATGGTCACGAACGTCGTCGGCGGAGGGATTAAACTGCAAGCCGCCCCCGATCGTGCATTCCTCGGGATGACAGACGATTTTGCCGAGGTCTGGGAGGATAACGTCGAGCGCAAATTCCATAATTGGTCCAGCTCTAAAAATTCAGACGCCGCCAGAAGCGCGACGTTTTATGATCTCCAGAGTCTCGCTTTTCTGTCTTATTGCCATTCGGGCGAGATATTCGTCCTCCTCCCGATTCTCGAGAGAAACGGTAAAAATCAATTATGTGTACAGCTCATTGAGGCCGATCTCGTCCAGAATAGCCCGGGACAATTTACTAATAGATTTTGCCGCGATGGAATCGAGGTCGATGAATACGGGGCCCCGCTGGCGTATAATATCCGCACCGATACGATGTCATGGACGCGAGTCCCCGCTTATGGCGAGAAAACAGGCCGGCCGAATGTCATCCATTTATTCAAACAGGAGCGCCCCGGGCAGTCCCGCGGCGTCCCGATGCTGTCCTCGGTCGTGGAAAATATCAAGCAGGCCGACAGGGGATCGAAGGCCGTCCTGGCCGCGATGGTCGTCCAGTCTCTTTTTACTGCTTTTATCAAGTCAAATAATCCGCATGCCATTGATCCTCTTATTCCAGGTGGGGCGAATTCTCCGACATCATCCTCGACTCTCGATGATGATGATTATGATTACACCTTGGCCCCTGGGGCTGTTCTCAAACTCAAGCCCGAAGAGGATATCACTTTCGCGAATCCGTCGCAGCCGAAAAGCGAATTCGAATCATTCATGATGGCTCATTTAGTATGGGTCGGCATGGCGACGGGGATCCCGTATGAAATATTATCTAAAAAATTTTTGGCGAGCTATTCGGCCTCGAGGGCTTCGCGAATTGAGGCATGGCGATTTTTTCTGACTGAGCGGGCAAAATTTAACCGCGATTTTAATCAGGCAATTTATCAGGAATGGCTAACGATAGAAATTCTAGAGGGGAGGATCCCGGCGCCGTCATTTTTCGCGTCTGACGACATGATGCAGGCATATTGTCGCGCAGAATGGCTCGGGTCATCCATGGGCCAGATCGACGAGAAAAAAGAGGTCGAGGCAGCCTGGGAGCGTGTCCAGAGAGGATTTTCAACATTTACCCAGGAGACGGCCGCCATGAATGGCGGAGACTTTACAAGAAACGCGAAGCGCCTGAAGCGCGAGGCTGCCCTGATCGCCCCGTTTATAAAAACAATATCCGAGGCAGAGGCGAATCAGGCCGCCCCATTGCCCGACTCTTCTGATATCGGCGATGATGACGGCGCGCAGGATGCGGCCGGCGGAGCGACGAAACAACTGGAGGCATCGAATGTCTGAAAAGAAAATTATCATATCTGGCGAAATAGGATTTTTCGGCACCATGCCGGCGGACGTCAGGGATCAGCTCGCCGCGGCGAATGGGTCTGATATCGATATCCAGATCAACTCCCCCGGGGGGTCCATGCCCGACGGATTCGAAATATATAATATGATCCGCGATTACAAGCGCTCATTCCCAGGGGCTCAGATAACGATCACCCTGAAGGGCGAGGCGTCATCGATTGCATCATATATCGCTGTCAATCCGGCGGCCGATATGGTCGTCGCCGAGGATAATGCGACCTTCATGATACATAATCCATGGAATCTCGCCATCGGCGATTATCGCGAGATGGAAAAGATGTCGAACATCCTCCGCGGTTTCGGGAGTATTATCAATAAAGCCTATGCAGAAAAGATCGGGAAAACGTCCGACGAGATTCAAGCCATGATGGATTCCGAAACATGGCTTTTCGGCGAGGAGATCAAGGCAGCCGGATTCGTCGACGAGATAATCGCGGCTACTGATGATCAGAAAGTAAATCGCGACGAAGCGATCGCCGCGTCCAGGCTGCGATTCGCCGCCATGCAAGACAAGATCAGAAAATCAGAAAACGCGAAAGCCGATATATTAAAGGTCGCCGCGCTTATTCAACACGAAATAAAAGCTCTGAATAATGATGAGCTGGAAATATCAGGGGCCGCGGCCCCTAAAAATAATAATGGAGGCGAAGCAATGGCAGACAATGAAAAAAATCTGACTGCCGATGACATAACCCTCGACTGGCTGAAAGCTAACAAGCCCGAGCTGGTTGATGCCATCAGAAATGCGGCCACTGAAGAAGAGAAAAAACGTCAACAGGAAATAGACGAAACGGAGGAAAACACCGACGACGATTCCGATGAGGCGAAAGCTCTTTTTAAGGCTGCGAAATACGGTGATAAACCGATGAGCGCCGGCGACGTCGCGAAAGCTATTTTTGCGATTCAGGCCGAGCGGAAGAAAAAGGCGCTGGCCGATCGGAAGGATGACGCGAAACAGGTCCCAGCGGTCAGCACTGACGTCAAGACCGGCGAGGATATCGTGTCAGGAATCAGGGCCGGCATAAAATCAATGCGGAGGATAAAATAACATGGCAACACTTGAAACCAATAGCTATGACAATTTGATCGCCGGATCTTTCCCGATCAGTACCGACCGGGAGACGCTTGTCTCCGGCCAGGACCTCGAGCGCGGGGCGCTCCTGGGAAAAATCACCTCTTCGGGGGCGGACCAGGGCAAGCTCAAACAATGCGATTCTTCGGCGACTGACGGAAGCCAGACGCCCTATGCGATACTGATGGAGGACTCTGACGCATCGACCGGCGATCTCGTGGTTGACGTTTACAAGACCGGCACCTTTAACGGGGAAGCGATCGGCCTCGCGACCGGCGACACGATCGACGATTTCAAGGATACCCTGCGCGATCTGGGTATTATCATCGTAACCACACAGGAGGCGTAACCATGATATCCATATTCAATACAAGGACGATGCTCGAGGCCCTCGAGGAAATGAGGACCCCGAACACGTTTCTCGTTAAAAAATTCTTTTCAAAACAGGTCGAATGTCCGTCGGAATCCGTCGACATCGATGTATATAAAGGGAAGCGGCGTGTCGCCGTCTATGTAAATCCGCGGGCAGTCGGCCAGACCGTCGATCGCATCGGATATACGACTTATACCTATAAGCCGCCCTATGTGAAGCCGAAAATGCCGACGACCGCAGAGGACCTGCTGAAGCGTCTCCCAGGCGAGATTCTTTATGCCAATAATATAAGCAATGAGCAGCGGGCGTCGATTCAACTCGGGAAGGACCTCGCAGAGCTTGACGCCATCATCTCGAGGGCTGAGGAGCTCCAGGCACAACAGGCGCTTTTTGATGCGACGATCACCGTCAAGGACATCGACGGAAATAATGTTGTTGATGATATCGCTTTCCCGCGTGAAGCATCTCACACCGTCGACTTGACCGCGACGGGTCAAACTGCCTGGGATGCGACCGGAGCTAATCCCCTCGAGGATCTCCGGACCTGGCGCCGGCTGAATCTCAAGGATTCCGGAGTCGCTTCGAATATCGTCATCATGGGATCTGATGCTGTTGATATTTTCCTCGAAAATTCCGAGGTAAAATCAGCACTTGATAACAGAAAATTTGATATCGGGAGCTTGGTCATGGAAGCCCAGGAGCTCGGCGTCACCTATGTCGGCCGCATCGAGGGCATGGACATTTATTCTTATGATGAATGGTACATTGACCCCGCAACTGGTACCGAGGGAGCAATCGTCCCCGAAAAGAAAGTCCTGGTCGGTTCCACCTTTGCACGCTGCGAGCGTGTCTATGGCGCCATCAGGGACGTCGAGGCCGGTCTGGCCGCTGTCGCCCGTTTCCCGAAAACGTGGGTCGAGAATGATCCGAGCGTCCGCTGGCTGCAGCTCCATTCGGCTCCTCTCCTCGTCCCGGTTCAAGTAGACGCTTTTACCGTGGCTACGGTTCTCGCATAGGATCGCCATGTCTTTCAATGACGAACTGAAGCAGATGATCGAGGGGGAATTTTCAGAATCAATCATTCTGGAAACCCCCTCGGTTTCTATT